GAGGCACGCTGGCAGCGGGAGGTCCGCTTTGTACGCCGGGGCCAGCCCCCGGAGCGGGAGGCACCATGCCGCCCTGCTTCTGCATCGCCTGATTCGCCAAGGCGGTCCACCGTTCTTGGGCTTGGGCGACAATCTCTGGACTCAGATCGTCCTGTAGCAGAATCTCCCGCTCCAGTACGTCTTGGTGAATGGACTCGTTATCCTGCCAGCGCATCTCGGGCGGCATCGTGCCCATGCGGAACGCATCGGCCACGCGCTTGGCTCGCGCTTCCTGATCTTCGTCAGGCGATTGAATATCTCGCGCCACGGCGAACATCTGCCGACGCCGATATTCCTTGAGGTCGATCACGCCGGACTGGAGCCAGTTGTCGAGCAAGTACATCCGGAACGCCATCGGCATTGGCATCATCGACGCCTGCTCCACGCGCACATCCGACTGGCCATCGAAGTCCGATGCACTGACGGCTCGCGCCAGATCAGGGCGTCCCTTGCCAACGGCGCCGAGGGCGCGAGGCACATCGTAGCCCCACGCCATCCCCGCCAGTGTGACCTTGGCCCAGTCGGTAAAGGCGTTGGCCATCGCGGCTACCACCGGACTGAACACGCGCTCTAGCTGTTCGCGGGTGGCAATGATGGCGCGGCCCGACTCGCCCGTGGTCTGGCCTCGGCTGACTTGGTTCCAGCCGCTGGCGTTTTCAAACGCCTGCCGCTCCAGCGCCAAGGCTTCCTTCACATCGTTGCCGACGCTGAATCCGTTGACCGGCTGGATAGAATCGCCCATGCTTCCAGCGCCACGGACTTCGATCATGGAGGTCACGCCGCCCATGAACGTCTCGGTGGCAATCGCGTTGGGGCGCGTGAGGAATCGGCCCCCCGCGTTGACGCGGATGTTTTCGATCCACTTAGAGAGCAGCGCATTGACGCGCATCTGGTGGTCGATCCACTGCTCCATGATCGGGCGGGGGTAGTACGACGGGTCGCTGGACCCATCGCGTACCGGCACCACCGGGATCACCCCCCAGAGCAGCGGGGCTGGGCCAAACACGACTTCGTCTCCGACCACCACCATCTGGAGTCCTTCGGGAAGGACATCGGGATGAGGCGCTAGATAGACCGTGAAGCGTTCCGTCACTTCCTCGTCTCGGAGTCGCTGCCCCTCGCCAATCGTTGTCTGCGTCAACACCCACGCGCCCATGCCTTCGGAGCCGCTGTAGGTTGGCGTGTTGCCGGTCTGCAAGCTGGAGGCACTGGCATCAAGGCCGGTCAACCCATAGCGGAACGCCGCCTCCTGCTTGGCGATCACCTCGCGGATCACGACCCAATGTGGCGCCTGCGTCGCGGTCGCGTTAGGCGACACGCGCACCTGCTCCACACGGAGCGTCTGACAGCCGATGTCGCCTAGCGGCTTGCGCTGTCCGGGCCGTTCGCCCAACCGCTCATCCCACGGGCCACGGTCGGGATCCCAGTGCATATGCCAAAAGCTCAGGCCGTCCGTCTGCGCCCAGAATCCCGCCTCTCGGGCCACACGGATCATGTTTTGCTGTTCGTGCTGGTACTCCAGCGCCAACTGCTGGGCCTGTGCCTTGCGCTTATCTTCGGGATCCTGCGTCGTCGGGGTCACGGCAAACCCCGGCTTCTGGTCCATCATGATCTGGAGACGCTGGTCCAGCGCCTTGTCCATCATGTTGTACACCACACGCGCCGCATCCCGTGGACGCGACGGTTCGCGCCACGGCCCCAGTCCTTGGGCGCTGATCCACTGCTGTCCGGCGCGGAACAAGCGGTTGCGTTCGACGAGATGCAAGTGCATCTGCACCGCTTCGCGCCGCGAATCCCACAAGCTCCGACACCACGACGCCCATGCAGGCATATCGTCTTTGAGCGTCGGGTCCGCCAGCGGGATGTCATAGCCGTAGAGGGCGCGGACCAACGCCGCTTCGCGTTCCGACAGCGGTTCGCCCGTATCTTCCGGAGGATTGGGAGCGACTTGTTCGTTTGGCGAAAGCGGGTTGTTGGACAGTCCCTCCAAGGCCCGAGCGAGTTCGTCCTCTAGCACGGCGTCCGCGAACGGCGCGTTGTCCAGCGGTGGCATCGTCATGACTTAGTCTCTCCGTCCCAAGCCCATCGCGGCTCTGACCTTGTTCCAGTCTTTGTATTGCTCAAACTTCTCGCGGATCACGCGGACCAGTTCTTCCTGCGCCCACGCTTCGTTCTCCTGCATCGCCACCGCCACCAGATCGTCAGGAATCTCCGCCGCAGGGGGGACGACCGCCGTGTCCTGCCGCAGTGTTGCGTGCTGTGTCCGTGTGTCTGCAACCTGCTCCCACGCCGACGCGAGGCGATGGACCGCTGCCAGTAGCGATCCTCCGACAATCACCGCGACAAGTGGGGCGTCGGTCACAGCGCCGCGTAGCGAACCGTGACGACCGGCGAGCCGCTGGTGTAGGCGCTGCATCGCGCCCGAACGCCAGCGTATCCGCCCGTCGAAGCACTCCATGCACCCACCGCCGTCGCGGTGGACGCGGCAGTGCCGTTGTTGGACGGCACCATGTTGAACGCGACCCAGTTCGTGCCGTCCACCGTCACTTCAAACGTGATGGTGGCGCTCAACGTCCCGGTAATCTGCACGGCGACGTTCCCACTGGACGGCAATCCCAGCACGGTTGCGGCGTCGTTCTGCGCGGCCACCGTCACAACGGCGGACTTTAGGGTTCCACCCGGCATCAGTTACACTCCCATGCTCTTAGGCTTTTGTTAATGCGCGAATCCGGGTCGTTGGCCGTCTTGGCGCTCGTCAACTTCTGCTTCATGCCCTTCATCCGCTTGCAAAACGCAACACGGCGCTTGGCACTCTTCTCCGACCGCGCCGCTTCGGCCTTCTTCACGGGCGGTTTAATGTCGCGTCCCTCCGCTCGCAGCGAGGCGCGACCCTTTTCATTCAGGCCACCTTCGGGGTTCTTCCCCTCGGCTCGCTGCCACGCGGGAGACTTCATCGGATGACTCCTTTCAACGGGTGCTGCTTATAGATCGAACGCCCTGTTAGCAAATCTCTAACGATAGCGCCAGCACCGGGGGTGTTGCCTTCGTATCGCCCCAGTTTTTCTCGGAATCCGGTTGTGTCACCTGCTGTTTGCGACAGAAATTCTGCGGCGTTGGTATAGGCTTGAGCAAAAGACTCGGATGGATCAGTAATAGCCCTATCAGGGTCTTTTGCACTGATTCCCCCAATAGCATAATAGGGGCTAAGTGCCTGAATTGCCTTTGCCTCAGACGGGGGCATCGGCTGAAACCCTTCTCCGTAAGGAATCCCAAAGAAAGTCTTAGGCTGCAAAGACGTTTTGTCTTGCATATTAAAACGATCTATGGTGCGGTTTGGCATAACACGTTGTATATCTGACGACTTCAATGCGTCTTTAAATACCACTCCCTTTTCTTTGTCGTATAAAGCTCGAAATAAAGGGCGATTGACACTGTAAAACGATGGAAAGTCCTCTTCTTTATCTAAAGCATGAGCGCCTTCATGCGTTAGAACTTGCCTTGCAGTTCTATCATCTGCTGGCGCTCCACCTTCCGACATCTTTTCAACGGGTTGTTCCGGATTTAGAAAAATGACATCACGCTGTGGATCATAGTACCCATAAAGGCCGTTTTCCCCCATTAGGTCAGCGGCAACAGGCGACTTTACTCCAAGCGTATCGAGAAAGTATGGCGATTTAGCAATTTCCGAATACGCTCGTGCTGTTTGCGCTATACGTTCGGCACGTTCGGCATCGGTCAGCGCCTTCGCTGGTGCTTTAGGCTTTGCTGCCACCTTGCGCTTGGGAGGTTGGCGCGGCGGCATTAGTCATCGTCCTCTTCCGAGTCCTCTTCCGAGTCCTCTTCTGAGCTGTCCTCGGCGTCCATCTCGTCCATGTCGTCGCTTTCGTTCTTCAGCAGCGCGAGTTCGGCTTTGAGATAGCCGATCTTCTCCTCAAGCGCCGCAATCTTTTCGGCCTTGGACAGCCCCTCGCCCTTGGAGGCGTCCAGTTCTTCGCGCATCGACGCGGCTTTGTCGGCCATCGGGCCACCAGCCCCGGGCTTGGGCTTCCCCATCGCAATCATGATGGCGATGCCGGGGCCTTTCCCGGGTTCGCCCTTGCGCTTGGTCGCCATGCGGCGCTTCGGGCCGCGCTCGCTCTTGGCAATCACGGCCTCCATCCCACGTTGCGCCTGTTCCATCACCAGCCTCCGGGAAGTTGCGATACAAAGTCGCCTGACAACGCCTTCCGGCGGTTATCCACAAGCTCGCCGGAGTTATCCACATCCAGATTAGGGTCATCGCGCACCAGACGCAAGCCCAGTGGTGCATCGGGGACCACGCCTTGCACCCGATCCCACCCATACAGCGCCAAGCCGAGCGCCATGACGCCGTCATCGTGGAAGCCAGAGGGCGCTTCGTAGCGCACGCCCGTCGCGGTGTACATGAACTCGAACGCTTCTAGCTCGCTGGCCAGCCAGCCGTCTGGGATTTTGAGTTCGTTGCCTTGAAAGGCTGCGACCAAGCGTTGCATGAGGCGCAACTTGGACGGTTGGGTGAACACATGCGGCGTCACATCCACGCCCATCGTCTGCAAATCCGCCACAATCGCGTCGCCTACACCGGTTGCGTCGGCCACGATGGGGGTTTGCCCGACAATCTCTCGGACTTTGGCCTTGGTGACGGCCCACGGCGCCTGCCACCGGTCCAAAAACGCCACATGGCGGTGGGCATCCAAGCCCACCACGACGGTAAAGTCGAGGGATCGCGCCAAGTCCACGCCATACACCACGGCGGGGTGGGGGCTTAGGGGTCCGAGAGCACTCCGAATGGCATCAAGGCCGAACGGGTTTGCGCCATCATCTGTTGGAACGCCCTCAAACTCCTGTGCAAAGACCTCCGGTGGCAACTCACGGCGAGCTGCTTGCACCTCTTCCACCGGGATGTACGGGTTGTCCAGCGTCTTAGCGCGAAAGCTCGCCCAGTCTGGCTCATTCGGGTCGTTCCCTCGGTTGAAGAGCACCACAAACCCGTGCCGCCGCCCTCGCGGCGTCCCGAGAAACAGGCCGTGCCCCGACAAATCCACCAGCGTCGGGCGGATGGCGCGTTGCCAGAGGTCCAGCAACTCGGGCACGATCCCCGCCTCGTCGATCACCGCGAGCTTGTATTTCCGGCCAAGGCCCGGGTCGGGCGTGTCCATCGTCCACATTTCGATAATGCCGCCCGTGACCAGCTCAATGCGCCGTTCTTGGTCGTTGGACCGGCTGATGACGGGCTTGAGGCGCTGGAGGAGTTCGCGCCAGACCTCCAAGACGTACTTGTACGTCGGCGCAAACCACCCCACCGGATGACCAGCCAGCGCCACATCACAGGCGCGGCGCACGCCCAGTTGGGTTTTTCCAAACCGGCGTCCGCACATGACGACCTTGAACCGCGCCGGATGGTCCACAATCTGCATTTGCCCCGGATGCTGGCGCTGGAGATGGACCACCGCCTCGCTGGTGCCGCCCTTGAGCTTGGGTTTGGCGCTGGCCATCAGCCGAACCGCTCCCGCATCCGGGCACTGGCAATGGCGTCACAGACGGCCTCAACCAGCTCGTCGTTCATGCCGTTGGACAGTCCGGCGTCATCCAGCGCCACATGGGTCAGCTCGTGGAACAGGACGCGCCACTGGTGGCGCTTCATGGCGGTTTTGTCCAGCGTGATGGTGCGGGTGGCCTCATCCCAGATCCCCCAGCACTCGTCCCCATCGGGATGCTTGATCTTGGGGGACAGCACGACCGTCACCTCCCCTGCCGGGGCCATGAGGGTCTTGGGGAGCGCCGGGAAGTTGACCGTGCGTTTGGTGGGCATATCACACCGGCTGGGCGATGATGGTGGTGCCAAGCGCCGCAACCACGGCGCGATCCTTGACCACGTTAACCAACTCGACCCCATACAGCCCCGGCTCATCCCCGTGCGAGACGATGGCAAAGCCGTTCGTCCAGTTGGGGGCGCTGACGTAGCTGGGGTTCAAGTCGCACATACAGCCAATCTCGTAGGCTCGACGGACCTGCTCTGGGCGTACCCCGACCGCCGGAATGCGCTCCAAGCTACTGCCCATGCGGTGCGTGTGGCTATGCATCACGCTGCTGTGCCACTTCTCGGCGTGGCCTCGGGCGCTATAGGCCGCGTGTTTGCGGACCATGTCGCCGTGCAGGACCAGCAGCTCGTCCGCGATCATGGCGTGATCTTGGAGCCGGATCGGGCACCACTCGGGGTAGAACCACGTTTGGTAGTCCAAGAGCTGTTCGGCCTTCGGGTGCCCGTAGAGCACTGGAACGCGGTCGCTCAGGTAGCGATGCCACCGGCTCGCCGTCCCGTTGCCGCTGTGGTTGGCCTCCGTCTCCACGAACTCCATCCCCCATGCGCGGCCCAGACTATGCGCCATGTGGAGGAACTTGTGAAACTCGGTGACTTCTTGGCGCAGATCCCAGACATGGCGCTGGTCCTTGGGGTATTTGCTCACCGCCAGCAGGTCCACGGTATCGCCGTTCAGGATCAGGCGCTGTGGGCGCACCTGACTGATGACTTCCAAGAGAATCGCAAGGCTGGCGTGACTTTGGGCCGGAAAATGGAAGTCTCCGGCGACCAGCGTGTAATTCCCCGGCTCCACGATCCGCTTCGGCTTCTCTGGCGCAGGCAAGGCGACGGGTCGCAACTGCTCCAGCCACTCCGGGATCTGGTCGCTGGTGATCCGCCCGGACCCCTCGAAGATCGCCCGATCCAGCGCCGGAAGGTCTTTTCTGGTATTACGCTTCGTGCCGATGTCCAGCGCGTGCTGCTTGTTGTGAATGGACGCCACACTGCGCTGCATCCGCGCCGCAATCTGCGCGATCTTCAGCCCCGCGTCCGTCAGCTCGCGGAGCGTCTGTTCGTCGTCAGGGGTCCACGGTTTTGGCACACGACTCCGGGGTGGTATAGCGAGGGGGACCGGCGTTGGGGACCGGCACATACACTTCGCCGCACTTGGCACAGAACGGGGTCTCCTGTGGACGCCCCCACTCCTTGCACCAGTCGCATCGCTGAAGGGCTTGTGATGGGCGCATCAAGGGTCTCCTATAGCGGGGGAAGGAATCGAACCTTCGGCCTGCGGTGTATGAGACCGCCGAGCTACCACTGCTCCACCCCGCACCGTCCTCTCGTGGTCGAGTGAACCGGTTCACTCTTGTTCGGTCTTTCTCTCTATCCTTGAGGCGCGTTAGCGACTCAACCGTCGCAAAGCGACGGGTTGTTCGTTTCCGCCCCCCTCCCTCCTCCCCCCAATCTCTCTGCGCGGAAAATTGTTTGTCAAGGGGCGTCAGCGAACTTTAATCACATCTTCACCAAAACGTAATCTATGTTTCGGTTTTTCTTTGCTTAGTCATCCAGTATCTGCGCTTCTGGAACGGTTTCCCAGACGGGAGACGATAGGACCAAAGTTGGCGCCCCTATTACTCCTGCGCTAATCGCGCCCTGTTCGGCGCTGGAGAGCGCCTGTCGGGTCGGCGCTTCGTCCTCCACAATCTTCACCTGCAACACTGGGGCGCCCTGATGTTCCACGGTCTGGCGCTCCCCATACTCGGCGGGGCTGGCTTTCGCCGCCGCCCATTTCAGCGTCTCAATCAGCAACCGATCTGCGGCGCTGGAGTGATTCGTACTCTCCCGCGCTACGGTAATCGCTTCTTCCGCCAGCGCCGCCGCTAACAGCTTCTTCGTCTGCTGATAGCGCCCCATCCAGTCCTCGCGCTCGCCCATCCACCGCCGCACCGTCCCCGCCGTCACCCCCAGCTTCAGCGCCCCCACCGCCTCCTTGACGGTCTTACCCTCCGCCATCAGCCCCAACACCGCCTCGACGGTCTCTGTCTTGTCCACACGCGCTCCTTGCGTTGAGTTGTACCGCGCCCACTGCGCTGCAAACTACACCGTCTCCGCGATTGCGCCAGTTGTCTTGATTTGTACCGCGTTCACCCTGACCGTGTGAGGGTGGTCTACCTCCCCCCGACGACGGATCCGGGGGATACCCCCCCCTCCCCCGCCTCCCGACGCGCTCTCTATGGACTCACGCGCACGGGCGAGGGCACGCGCTGCGCTGAAGTGTGCGCCTGCGAAGCCCGTTCTCCGCCCGTCCGGAGCGCCTGCGTGGTGTCGGCGGTGCGCGTTCCGGTAGCTGGAAGGCTGGCGTTGGCGCCGTTGCGGTTGCCATGCGCCCCCGCTGGAGTTTTCCACACGCCCAATGTGGAAAAGAAAGTTTGAAAAATCTTTCAACTTGCTATTGACATGGGGAATCCGGCGTTGTACACTTATCTCAAGCAGCACGGCACAACGCGCCGCGCAGCGCCAACCCTCAAGGAGACCCCCGCCATGTCGAAGAACGCCGAAATCTACGCGAAGGTTTTTGAGAAGGTCATCGCAGAAATGGAGCAGGGCCGCGCCCCGTGGGCGAAGTCGTGGAACGGCAGCAACGACGGCCACACCATGCCGTACAACGCCGTGACGGGCCGGAATTACTCTGGCGGTAACGTGATCGCCCTTTGGCTCGCCGGGATGAACTACAGCAGCAAGGGCTGGCTGACCTTCAAGCAGGCCATTGGCGCGTCGTGCGTCGTTCGGAAGGGCGAGAAGGGGACGCCCGTGTACTACATGAGCGTCGCCAAGCGGACGAAAGAGGACAAGGTGACGGGCGAGTTGCAGGACGAACGGTTCTTCTTCGCCAAGAGCTTCACGGTGTTCAACGTGGATCAGTTGGACGAACTGGAGCCGGGCGCCCTCGCCGCACTGAAGGCGCGACACGCCAACGCCGTGGCGCCCAAGGCCGACCACGAGCGCCACGCCGACGCCGACGCGATGGTGGACGCCACGGGCGCCAATATCGTCCACGGTGGCGACGCGGCCTGCTTTATCCCGGCGCTGGATCTCATCCGGATGCCGGAACTGGCCAGCTTCGACAAGGCCGACAATTACTACAGCACGCTCTTTCACGAACTCACCCACTGGAGCGGCGGCGACGCCCGACTGAAGCGCATCACCCCCGCGAAGTTCGGCAGCCCCGACTATGCGTTCGAAGAGCTTGTGGCGGAGCTTGGCGCGGCGTTCTTGGGCGCCACCTATCAGTTCGACACGATCACCCAGAACGCCGCCTATCTCCGCCACTGGGCAGCAAAGTGCCGCGAGACGCCGGACCTGCTCGCCCGGGCCGCGTCGCTCGCCAGCCGCGCCGTGGAGTTCCTCGCCGGAGACACTCCGGACGAGGACGCCGGGGAGGAATCCCCGGACGCGGCAGCGGCGTAAAAGATTGCTCTTGACAAGCGCCGCACCACGCATTAGATTTATTCTTGAAGCACGACCGGGGCGACATGCCGCCGCCCCACCACCCCACGCCAGAGGCCCCCGCCATGCAAGCCACGACACGCGAAGTCTTTCAGTCGCTCCGCCGCACCTATCGCGCCACGAAGAAGCTCTCCGCCACCGCTGGGACCGTGCAAGACGGGCACCAGACAATCTCCGCGAAGCTCGCGGCGGCGAGCGCCCTCCGAAAGTTCACCGGACAATGGGACACCTTTGAGATCGTGCATCCGCGCCACCTCTGGTCCACGGGGAGCAAAGTCTGGACCACCAACGGACGCGCCCTCTGGCGTGGTCACGTTACGAACACCGCCGTCGCCTTCTTCCGCCGCAGCCACTAACCCCCGCTGGAGAACCCCGCCATGTCGTACACCCTCTTTGCTTACGGTCGTATCCCCGCTCGCCGCGCTGCCGCCACCATGACGAAGGCCGCGTTCACTGAGCATTACCGCTCCCAGCTTCTCGCCAGATACGAGTGGGCGCGGGACGCCGAAAAGCTGGAGCGATTCATGTCCAGCGTGACAGCCACGTTGAACGGCGCCAATAGCTGGAACCACGACGGAGAAGCTGTGACCGCCGCGTGGCGTGGCATCGGCGGCAAGGGCAAGCCGTCCAAGATCGCACTGCAATCCCTCGCCTAACCCCAACCGGAGACTCCCGCCATGAACGAACAAGCCCCCGCCTTCACCGTTGTCGCACGGCTGGCCTCTGATATGCTCGGCCTGCTCATCTCGCGTGCAACCTCTCCGATAGAGAACATCGTTCAGAAAAGTTTGCTGGCCAACCAAGCCATGCTCGCGGAAGTTTTCCAGCGCGAGTTTTCCAGAATTGAACTTGGAGATCACCAACAAGTGGCCACCTTTGTGTCGAGCTTCGTCCAGAATATCATAGAGCAGCAGACACGTATGGTGCGCGATGACCTAGATGATATCACCGGAGTACGTTTCCCTTGACAAGTGAAGAGCTAGTCACTTATACTTGCTCTTGTGTTGCAGGGGTTGGCACACGGCCAGCCCCTTCCCCCCGCCCAGAGGATACCGCCATGTCCAAGACTGCGACCGATTGCATTATCTGCAAAGAGCATCCCGCCTGCGACCGATTCGGATGGTGCGACACCTGCGCCGCGTTGTACGATCAGCCGGACGAACCGACTGCCGACGATCTCAAGGACGCCCAGCGCGACTTCACGACGGCGCTGATCCGTGAGATTATGCTGGCGCAAATCGCCACCCTTGCCACGCGGATGGACAGACTGCCACGCGCGTAGTATATTGCCGGTGCGACGCTCCTTGGCGGGGGTTCCGCACCACCAGCCCCCCAGTTACCACGACGGTAGCTGGGGGGTTGGCTGTTGGTAGGGATTACTCCGCGTCGTCGGCAACGGGGACCGACTGAAGGCCCAGCGCCCGACTACGGATTGGATTAACCCACTCGCTCCGTGCTTTCGGCGCCCACTTGCCGAGGTACACTCGCGCCGTGGAGAACCAGCCGAAGTTCGAGGAGCGGTCGGTGACGGTGCTGTCGAGGATGGAGACCCGCCGCACCAGTTCGACGGGGATGCGCTTGCGTCCGAGGTTCGACACCCAGCAGAACTTGTCGTCACTCCAGACGCCCTTGGTGATGCTCTGGTCGGTGAGTTCCAGCTTGTACTTGGTGCCGTTGGTGAGGTACAGCTTGCGAGTCGAGGTCATGAGTCGAGTAGGGTCGTGAGTCGAGCGTTCTCCTCGCGGAGACGCGCAATGAGGGTGTGATACTGGATGGCGTCGGCGGGATGCACGCCAATGACATTCGCCGCCTGCACCATGCTGCGTTCGATGCGGTGCAGGGCTTGGTCCTTCCGCCGTGCGTTAGTGTCCTCGCGGTAGGCGGCAATCGCGTTGAGGATGGTGTGACACCAGACTTCAATGCGCCGAAGGGACTTCGGCAGATCGCTCATCCCGCCGCCTCGTCGTCGCGCTTCGCACACGCC